CGGGAGCCGATGGGTAGGTCTGTAAAGGCGTCCCCCCACCAGCCACGCCGGTCGGCCGAAGCCGCGCCCGTCGGGCCGGTAGGAGACTGGATGCCGACGGCAGTGTCATCGGATGATGGCTGCTGCGGTGCCACGCGGTCTGTGAAAAGCGAAACCATGACCGCTGATTTCAGGGGGTTGTCCAGCGCCAGATCACTGGACACGATGGGCCAGTCGCCGCGGGCTTCGCGGACGTTCCAGGTGATTGCGATATCCATTATGTTTCCGTGAGATCGAAGGGCGTGGAGGCCGCCGCCTTGTGTGCTATGCCTGCCGGGCAGGGGAGCAGCATGAACACAGACACAGCACAGGCCCGGCCATGCCGCTGATTTTCAAACCGCATGCCCGCGAGGCGATGGAGCGCCGCAGCATCGAACCTGAATGGGTAACGGACACGGTCCTGCACCCGGAATGGACCGAAGTGGACCCCATCCATCCCGAGCGTACGCGCTCATATCGCGCCATACCGGAACTTGGAGGGCGCATTCTTCGTGTTGTCCATTGGCCCGAGGGTTCTGATATAGTCGTACTGACTGTTTTCCCTGACCGGGATGCAGAGAAGCGGAGAGCAAGGTCATGATAAAAACCAGCTACGATCCCGAGACCGACGCCATGTTCATCTGGGTTGGGCCGGAAGGGGCAAAATCCGTGGAAACCCGCGAAGTCTCCCCCGGCGTGATGCTGGATTACGATGCCGATGGCGGGCTGATCGGCATCGAGGTCCTTGATGTGCGCGAGCGCACGTCTCGCCCGGTCCATGGGATCGCGGCGGAGTAAGCATCAGACGGGCGGTCCCGTATCCGCGCCATTGTTACCGTTGGAATGTTCGTGGCTGGACAGCTTCTTGCCCTGCGCCACGACCTCATTGCCGGTGATGGTGCCCCCGGCCGTGAAATCGCCGGGCGTGGTGACCTTGTTATTGGCCGGGTTCAGGGCGATGGACCCATCTGCCTTGAGCCAGATCCGGCTGCCGGTGGAGGGATGAAACAGGCAGACCTCACCGGGCTGCAGATCCTTCGGCCTGCCGCGCTGGTCGCCAGTCGCGATGACCACGCCACGCGTGCGGTCGCCGCCGATGAAGGCGATGACCAGGTCGGACCCCGGCACCGGCCGGCTGGCCAGCCCGTATTCCTGCATAAGCGGCAGGTCGGCCTTTATCTCCCCCGCCGCCAGTGCGGCCTGCACGGTGGGCGTGTTGGGGGTTTCGTTCGTGTTGGCGGTCTGGCGGCCGATGCCCAGCGCCATCATCACGCGGCGCGCGGTGCGCAGAAGGGGGGCGGTCATGATGTGGTATTCTCCGGGGCAGCCAAGTCCTCGGTCTGGATGGATGTGTCCACGCTGTTCTGCGCACTGTTCATGACCTGAAGGAATTTATCGGCTAGTGCCGGGTTAAGCAGAGGCTCAGGCGAGAAGGCGCCGGGGGGCATCAGTACGACATCGGCATGGGTTCCGTCCTCGACCGTCTGGCGCAGGGTCAGTTCCCCGATCAGCAGGTCCGAGACCGTGCCGTCGCGCGCGGTGACGGGGGCGAGCGTGTTGGGCAGCCATAGCTGTCCGGCCGCGTCGCGCCAGCTGTCGGCCGTCAGGGTGACGGGATAGGCACGGCCGTAGCGCCGGTTGACTTCCCACTGCGCGCGCTGCTGGCAGACCTTATTGTTCTCGTCTCCGTTTTCTACCGGAATGAACATGATGCGCGTACGCGGCACGCCACTGTCCGTCGCCTCGATGCCTACGGTCAGGGCACTCATCTGGCTTGCCAGCGCATCGACATGCGGATCGGTGAATAGGGATACGGTATTCTGGTTTATGGCGATAACCTTGGAATACCGGCCGCCAAGACTGCGCACGGTCTGGATGCGTTCGACGTTCTGACCCACCGTAAAACCGCTGGCGGCGCGGCGCGTGCCCACGGCCGACATGCAGATGTTGCCGTCCGGCCGGTCATAGAACAGCACGGCGGCAAGGCGGGAGACGCGCTCGATCACCTCATACGCGGTTTCCGTCAGGATGACGGAAAAGGCGAGGATGTCGGTATCGCCCGCGCCATTGACGGAAATCACGTCAATGTTAACGCGGCTGGCGACAGCCTGGGCGATCGCCAGAACGTTGGTACTGTTCATCTGGAACGTACTGAACTCGGCGGCGCATTCCACCAGATCGACGGATTTGGAGGCGATCTGCACCTCGATCAGGTGATCTTCCGGCCCGAGGTCATCCACCACGGTGATGACGTATCCGGTGAACACAAGATCGGTGCCGATATAGACCTGACAGGTATCGCCCGGGTTGAGCGTGCTGGCCCCGGTGGCAGACGCGCGGGCAGCGGTCATGCCCAGCGTTGCCGTCCATGGCATGATCTCGATCCCCAGCCGCAGCACGGCCGAGGTCCAGTTGGTGATCTGGCGTAACGCACCACCGGTTGTGACCACGATGGAGACCTGATCCGACGGGGCGTTATTCCATCCCAGAAAGTCGGACAGGGCGGTCAGTGCACCACTCATGATGACAGGGCCTCGAATGCGGTTGGCATGAAAGCGGGATGGATGGGATCGGCGCGCCGGATCAGGTCGGGTGCGCGGGATCCATCGGCATAAAGCTGCTGGGCCAGCACCAGCGCGGGCAGGGGCGCATTGCGGGTGACGGTGATCATGTCCGGCAGGCGCGCGCCCCGGTCGGCCAGGTCCTGCAGCACCTGCGCGCGCAGCGACCGCAGGGCCTGAAAGCTGGCGTCATTGCCACTGTCGGCCGCCGTGATGGCTTCATCATCGAGCAGCGTGCCGACCTTGAGGCGCATGGCCTGCGCATCCTCGGCGGATGAGGGCTGCCAGTCCCCGCATGCACGGGAGAGAGACAGCAGGGCGGCCTGCCGGCACAGCGTTGCGGTGGCCGTCCGTGCCGTTGCAATGGCCCCGCCGATCGGGGCGCTGGAGGCCAGCACCGTGGCATTGCATGACACCAACGGGGTCAGGACCGCGATCTGTCCCGCCGGATCCGCGATGGCGGAGCGGACCGATTCGGGCACGGCAAGGATGCCGGTGGCCAGCGCCGCGGCGTCAGCCGCATCCGCCAGCCCTGCCACATTGGCGCTGACGACCTGCCCGTTCGTGGTCAGGTCCTGCAGCACGCTGTCCTCGGTCGCATCCGGATCGATGGCGGCACCATTGCCGCCCACATACCGGCCGAGGTTGCCCGGCAGGACGCCCAGGGCGGATGACCACGCGCTGGGGGAGCGGATGGCCGTAACCGCGCCCGCGCCCCAGAGGCTGGCGACCGCGCGCCCGGCGCTGAGGACGGAGCGCCCGTAGGAATATGGGGTCAGCGTGTTGCTGGCGTAATCGGATGATGCGGAACTGCCGAACGCCACGGCCGCCACCCCGATGGCGGCATCGAGCGCCAGGGTGATGACGGACCCCAGCCAGTCGCGGCTTTCCACCAGTTCCATCTCGATATCGACGATGCCCATGACGCCGTCGCGTTCGTACCAGTCGAAGCGCATCAGCGCGCACTGCTTTGCCCCCACGGTAGGATGGATCAGCGTGCCCACGCCCTGCGCCTCGGCCGCCATGACCAGCAGGTCACGCTGCGCCAGGCATTCAGGGCCGATCAGGAAGCCACGGATGCGATAGGAACGCGGGGCGCGTCCTAGATCCTCGGCCCAGACCTGGTCGCGGAAAGGGTAACGGTGGATCTGGAAGTTGCGGCCGTTGCCCCCGCCGCTGCCGACCACTGCGAAAGGGACGCCACGGAACGACGCCTGCAGGTATTCTTCTGCAAGGCGGCTGATCGTGCCGGACATGTCAGTTTCCTACGGATGTAAGGGCGGGCTGCATGGCCTGCTGGACAGGGATGCGGTTGACGACACGGGTGCCGGGCGGGGCCTGTTTGGCCCGGACCCTCGTCCCGGGGGGGGTGTTCTTCTGGTCAATTTCCAGCTGAATACGGTGCATGGTTTCAGCCAGCGCCCCGCCGGATGCCGTGCCCGAAGGGACAGACAGGGGAGGTGCAGACGGGTAGCGATCAGGCACCGAGACATCCTTCCCGGGATTGAGAGGGTCTACAGCAACGGGTGCCTGTACCAGAATTGGCGAAACAGGCCGTAACGCCTCATCTGCTGGACCTGATGGATCAGGACCGGAGAAGTATTTACCGGCCAACTGATTGGCCAGCCGTCCACGACGGACCATTTCGCCAAGTTGGTCCTTCGGACGTTCCACATAACCCGAGACGATGGCGGCCGATGCCGCCGGGCTGCGCATCTGCCTTAGTAGGTCGCCTCCACGGTGTTCCGTGGTATTCAGCTCGTAATCGAAGAATTTGAGCTGTTCATCCAGATTCGACTGACGGATGTCATGTCCGTAAAGACGCTTGAACAGGGCCTGGCGGTCGGCATGCCACTGTCCAATGCCGTATGCCTCACCGTTATCGCCCTCCCTGTGAGGATCCATCCCGCTTTCTTGGACAAGGTTGGCGACGATGCCAGCTGAATTGCCCCCGTTCCACCCACGTGAGCGGTAGAATGCATATGCGTTCTTGATGTCTTCCTGATTGGCGATCTTCTGCTGCTGTGCATAGGAGCGGCCAACAAGACCGCCAGATAGCCGCGATGCTGCATCGTCCAGATAGGATGCCCCCGGGATATACCGGTCAGGCATCGAGCGCAGGTTATCGTCCGGGTCTGTCGCCCGAATGGTGCGGTAGGCTGCATATCCTGCTGCCAGCGGTAATGCTGCACGCGAAAGGAGACCGCCTCCAAGGCCGCCTGATACGCCTCCTGCGGCCTGCGCTGCGCGAGAAGCGGCACCAGCTTCTATCGCGGATTTCCGCATGCGGCCGAATGCCGTTGCCACTCCTATAATGGCGGTTGCCAGGCTGAGCATGCCTGTCAGAACTGGAGCGGCATATATTGCCCCAATAGCAATCAAGGCATCGCGGCCTGCTGATTTCCAACCACCGAGGCGCTTTACCACGTCATTGATGGCTTGATAGACACTGAGGACGTCACCTTTGATCTGGTTCCAGCCGCCTGCACGAAGCCATGTGACAAACTGGCGCACATAGCCGGTGATATCCTGTGCGATCCATTTCCGGTTGGCTGCAATCCACTCTGCCATGCCTTCAATAACGGGACGGATGGCAGGCTCTAGTGACTCGGCCAGACTATTGCCAAACCCTCTTACGGCCAGTTCCAGTTTCTGCTGCGCCTTACGAAGCCGGTCTGCGGCATCTACACCTTTCTGATTGAACAGGCCGTATCGTTCAGCCAGCTTGAGGTTATTTTCGAATTCACGCCCGGTCTGCTGGAATATCGGCATCAGACCCTGTGCAGCACCGCCGAATAGCGTCGTAGCGGCGACGGCCTGCGCGGCCGGGTTGCGGATCTCGCGCAGGCGTGCGGCTACGCGCTGGAACAGTTTGTCCGGGGTGAGGGTCTGCAGTTCCTTCATGGATACGCCGACCGCCCGAAACTGGGCGGCAGCGGCCGGATCCTGATTATGGGATGCAGCCCAGCTGGTCTGGGACAGCTGCTGCAGCGCGCCGGTCATGGATTCAGCCGAGCCGCCAGCCAGCTTGGCCGCGTTCTGCATGGCCTGCAGTTTCTGGGGGGCCATGCCCATGGTGCGCGATGTGGTGCGCAGGTCTGTGCCGACCTGTGCCCACGCGCTGGCAAGGCGGTACACGCCCGCCACGCTGGCGGCACCGGTCAGCGTGCCGAGCACGGGGACAATCTGGCCCAGCGACTGGAACGCACCCAGGGCAGACCGGCCGACGCCGACGATGCCATTATTCAGGCGAGACAGGCCTGACAGGCTGGCGAAGCGGCCGAAGGCCGCCTGCACGCGGCGGATGGGGGCCTGCATGCGGGCGATGCGGGTATTGATCCGTTCGATCGTCTGGCTGGCCCGGTCGGCTGCGCTGATGACAACCTTAACGCCTGCGTTGGGCACGTTCGGCCTCCCGTTTTTTCTCTGCTGCCATCACGTTGGCTTTTTCGATTTCGGTGACCATTTCCGTGCCGGTCAGGTTTTCCACATCATGGTGGGACCAGCCGGTGAAAAAACCGCAGAGGTCAGCGCCTAGACGTTCCCAGTTGTCGGGCCAGAAAGAAAAAAACCGGTCAGGTAATCCGCCGCTTTCGCAAACCTGCTGATCGGCATCTTGAGGACGGCGGCCTTGGGCCATTCGCTGACCGCTTCGACCAGGGCGATTTCCGCCTGCAGGAAGGCTTCCGGCGTGCCCTTGGCTTCCGCCGCCTTCATGATCCGGCGTTCGCGCACCGTGGGTTCACGCAGCGTCATATCGCTGAATGTGCGGCCGGTGGCCTCGATCGGGTCGGGGAAAATTAAAGAGAAGGACGGGGCGGTGTCCGGTTCTTCATCGGGCTTGCGCCGTGCGTCCTCCTCGAACCCCGTGACGAACATGACGGCACGGTCGAGGATGGTGCTGCGCAGTTCGATGATGGCCCGTTCCGGCACGCCGGAGATGCGCGCCACCAGACCGATCTGGGAATTGTAGACCGATTCCGGCGTGAGCTGCCGCCCCATCGCCTGCGCCGCGCACAGGACATGGTACACGTTGGGCTCATGCAGGCGCAGTTCATCGAACGTGCCGGCCTTTTTCACCTCAAGCGGCGGGTCCAGGTCGATGACGAGGGTGTTGTCCCCACCATCTTCCTGTTCATCTTCCGCGCCGGCCGGGATCACGATGGCGAGGACTTCCTCATCGGTGGGCTGGCTATGGCGATGATGGCTCACGAAACGATATCCTCGGTCACGGTGTCACTTTCGACATGCAGTTCGAACGTGCCTTCCTGCGTGTTGACGGTGATGTTTTCGGTCTGCCAGCCGGTGTTGCAGGTGATGACCTTGCCATTGGCGCAGACCAGCACGACGGTCAGGTCGGACGCTCCCTGAAACGAGCTGACCGGGTAATCCCTGCGGTCACGGCAGGTGGCGCTGATGAAGCCCTGACCGGGCATCTGGGTGAAACCCTCGACGGCAGACTGGCCCTTGGCGGTCTCATTGACCGGGCCAGAGGCCTGCCACTGGCCTTCGCCCACGACGTTGAAGGGGATGCCGTTGATGGTGAGGGTTGCGGTGCCGCCAAGCGGCCCGCGATAGACGGTTCCGGACATGACGGCTCCTTACGATTTCACGAACTGGCAGTTGCCAGCGATGACCCACAGCTGGTTGGCGAAGTCATAGGGCATGAGCAGGAAGACCTGCCCGCCACCCTGATTCTGCGCCTGCAGGTTGGTGGCGAAGGTGGCAGCGTTCTGCGCCCACAGCTGCGTGCACTGCCAGCGGTAGCGCGCGGCGCAGGCCTTGCCGATCAGCTGGGCCGTGGTGGCCTTGGCCCCCGCCGGGATCTTCGTGCCATCGGCCACAAGGATGAAGCCACCGAACATCGATGCCAGATAGATGCGCATGTCCTGCAGGCAGATCATGGCGGTCATCAGCGTCTCGATATCGAGGTAGCTGTTATCGGGAACGCCCTCGGCATTTTCCTGATAGGTGGTGACCAGGCGCTCGATGTTGACCGTGCCGCTATCATCCACCGTGAAGGTGGAGATACCGTCCCACAGCAGGCTGTTGCGCTGCGCCAGCGTGAAGCGCCCGGCGTCCGTGGGCGGCATGACGGTCAGGGCCACGCCCGTGATCGGCAGGGCCGGGTTGGTGCGCAGGCTGGCAGCAACCAGTGCGCCAACCTGTGCCGCCCAGACCATGGGGCTGGACGGGCTGTCCGATACCGGCATGACCGTGGTGTGCGGGTCGTTCTGGGTCAGGCCGAACGTGGTGGCCTGCCCATACGTGCCCCGGTAGGCGGTGATGCCGTGACCATACAGCTGGTTCATCGGTGCCCAGCGGCCATCGGTGTTGTTGAACAGCGTCTTGAACGCCGTCAGGCTGGCCGTGTCGGTGTAGGGATGGATGAACAGGTCGTACACACGGTCACCCAGCGTCGCCAGCGCGGTGGCGAGCGTGGTCGGGTTCTGCGTGCCGCCCGCCATCTGGGCCAGCGTGACCGACACGCCCGTGGGCAGGGACTGCCCGCCAGCGGTGCCCAGCAGGTCCACACCCAGCCCGATGTCATTACCGCACAGGCCCTTGTTCAGCGCCGTGACATTGATCTGTCCTGCCGTGGCGGCATCAACCGCCAGCGAGACGGGCAGGCCGGTGACGGCGGCGGCAGCGGTGATGACGTTCTCCGCAATCACGTCAGCCGTGTCGCCTGCCGTGACCAGCGTGGGGATCAGTTGGTCACCCACATACAGGCACAGCGTTCCGGATGCGGACGCGGGGCCTGCGATGGCGAATGAGCCTTTGGCGGCAGCAGCTGCTGCATCATCGGCCAGCGGCAGCACCCAGACCTCGCCCAGCGGGTCGAGGGCGAAATACTGCGCCACCATGATCGCGGCCTGTGAGCCGACGCCATACAGGCCCTGCGCATCGCTGATCCCGGCGGACAGGCGCGCGGTGCCCGCAAGGACCGCGCCGGTCGTGGTCTGTGCGATGATCAGGACACGACGGCCGTAGGACGCGGTATTCGCCCGGGAATTGTCCAGGGCAAAATAAAAGCCGGGCACCCGGTTGTTGGTCGGGTAACCCGGCACCGTGATGGAGCCGCTCATGCGTGGGCCTCGGCAGGTTCAGGGATGGCCGCCGCGCCACCGGACAGGTGCGCGGGCGAAGGGGAGGGTGCGACCGGTGCCGCCGATGCAGCGGGCGGCGTGGCCTTCACCACGTCGCCATTGTGCAGGCACAGCAGCCAGAAGCCCGTTTCGGGCACGGTTTCACCTGCGGCCTTGAGCAGCCGCATGGTGCCGGGCCACCGCACATTGCGGCCCGGGGCGGGTTTTACAAACATGATGGTGGGCCTCGGTTTTAGGTAGTGGGGACCTGCATGCCGGCGAAGTCGTCGTTGCCGTTCGCGGTCATGGTGCCGGTGATTTCGGTAAGCGGGGGGCCGGTCATTTCGTAGTATTCCGTGAATTCCAGCCCCATGCGGATGGTGACCACGCCAAGATGGCGGGATCCGCTGCTATCGATCGAAATACGCGTATCGATTTCCGTGACCTGCTGGATCTGTGCCTGGAAGCCGGCATCCTGCATCAGGGCGTATTCGATCTGGCTGGACAGCAGGTCGAGCGTGTCCTCGACCTTGCCAGGCGTACCGCCCGTGACGCGTCCCTCGATCTGGAGATAGGCCACGCGACGGAAACCCGGCTGGGCACGGCCGAAGCTGGTGCCCTGGTCGATGGGAACCTGCAGAAAGACGTTGGGCAGATCATCGATCGACGAGGGCCAACTGCGGGCCGTATAGATTTTCTGCCCGGCCACGGTGCCCGCATTCAGCAGGACGGCTGCGGCGGCCTCACGCAGTATCACCCGGTATGGGGTCATTTTCATGTTCCGCGTTATTGAGGGTCAGGAGCATGCCGCCCCGACCATCCGGCTGGGGTTCACGCACGCGATAGAGGATGCCCCGCATGGTCAGCAGGTCGCCCTGCAGGGGCGTGACCGGCAGTTGCGATAGCTGGATCCCGACAACCGCATCATCGCTGATGATGTTGGTCGGTGTCAGGCCGTCGATCTGGTCAGCGAAGGCCGGTTTATAGGGCACGTCAGGTATGCCAGTGATGGTGTAGGAGCCGCCTGCGGCAGGCTGATAGACGATGTCCTCGCCAAAGGTGTCCATGCAGGGACCAAGGGCGAGGGCATCGAAATCAATGCTCACGCGCCTGCCGGAGCGGCAGCCGGCGGCGCATCAGGCTCCGGTTCTTCCTGCGGTGGCGGCGCGTCCGGCTCATACAGGCGCACATGCCCGAGATGGATCAGGTGATCCGCCTCATCTGCTGGCAGGTCGAAAGGCACGCCGACCGGGACCTTTTTCCTGCCGTTGAACAGGGTGCGGCCGGGCAGCTTGACGACTTTTTTCATGGGTTCGGGCATGATCAGTCCGCCGATGATGTGACAGTGGCCACCAGGCACGCATTGACCCGGCTGGGAATGACGACGGGGGCCGACTGGAGCATAAGAAACCGCTGGGCCGGATCTTCCTGTAGCCAGGACTTGGGCGCGTAGGCCATGGCGCCGTAAGCGAAGGCAGGATCCTTGATCGCGCCATAAGCACGCGTGCCGTTCATCTGCGTTGAGACAGCCAGCACGGTGCCATCGGGGATCATGGGTTGTTCGACGTTGTCATCATCGACGTACCAGTCGTTATACAGCCAGACGCGGTAGGTGCCCCAGTAGCCCATCAGCACGGCGCCTACATCGGCCAGCGGGCCGAGGACCAGCCTGGCTTCATCATTGGCGCGGATGGAGGTGTTCAGGATGGCGTTCTTGACTTCGTCATCCTTGATCAGGGTGTTGTAGGGCGTGTTCGTGAACACAAGATCGGTCACGCGTGCGCCACTGATCTTGAGCACCATGGCCTGCCACAGGCGCACGTCATCAGTGGGGTTGGCCACTGTGCTCGCAGCATCCCACAGGCCCGTGCCGGTCTTGACCACGGTCAGGCTGGCATCGCGCCCGAAATCGATGACGCTGGTGGGGAAGCCCTCGCCCGAGACGGTCAGCTTGCCGGTGACAAGCGCCTGGGCGGCCATCCATTCCTGCCGCCGCTTGAGCATGTCGACCTGGTCGGCCAGTTCGAAGACCAGGTTGGCCTCCATACGCTCCTGCGGCGTCATGCGGCCGCCGCCGTTGATCATCTCGCCGCCCGCGATGCGCTCGCCCAGCATGCGGCGCACGGGGCGCAGCAGGTCAGGGGCACGCTTGTCCTTGACGTAGGGAGGCTCGAAAGTGCTGGTGGCGATGCGCCGCTGCTCGACCAGCTTGCCCTCGACCATGGGGCTGACGAAGGGCGACATGCGCCGCTTGCCGACATCCACGTCGATCGAGACATACTGCGTATCGCTCTCGACGATGTTGGGAAAGAACGTGTCGAGCAGGAAGGTCTGGGCCAGCTTGAGGTTGCTGACGACCTGCACGAGCACGTTGGTGTCATAAATTGTGGGAAAGCTCACCGCACTTGCTCCGTCAGGTCGGGTCTGCCGCTGTTACGGCATTCTTGAGGTAGATGTTGGCAGGCCGCAGGGCGGCGGCCAGCGCGGCAGCGGTCCAGCCCGTGCCCATGGTGACGGCGTTCTGGTTGAACTCGCCGCTGAAATAGCAGCCAGCGCCAGCCACATCGCCTGCCGTGGTGTCGTAAGTATCGGCCAGGACGGCCACGGGGGTCTGGCTGCCATCGGTCGCAGCCGAAGCGGACACGATATATTTGCCAGTAGCCGTGACCACGCCGAGCACCGTGCCGCGCGCCAGCACGCCCTGGGCACCGGCGAGGGTGACGTTTTCGGTCACGCGCGGGTAGACGCCCGCGATCAGCTGGTCGGGCTGGTAGGTGGCGTCAAAAGCGGCAGGGGTCTGCGGCCAGATGCCGTTTACTGTGGTGGAACCACTCATGGTCTGGGTCCTTACTTGCCGGAGAGGGATCGGTGCCGCTGCATCATGCGGTTTGCGAGGGCTGTGGCATCGTCACCACCGCCGTTTTGACGGTTTGGTTCTCGCCGCGTGGGCACGGGGGACACCCGGCTGTTGGCCATGCGTTCATCGAGCCGGTTGAGCGCTGAGGGTGCGCTGGCCTGCGCGGGCGCCTGCGGCAGGGCGCTGGCGGTAACGCGCAGCAGGTTGATGGCGGCCGAACGGGGCATGTTGGTGTTGAACGCCAGTTCGGCGGCAGCAACCGGGTTCAGGGCTGCGGCGGGATCGCTGAAGATGGCGGCGCAGCGGCCACGCTCGCGGGCGCGGGCGCTGGCTTTTTCCTCATCGTCTTCGTCTTCCGCGTCGGCGTCATCATCGCCTGCATCGTCGTCGCCTGCGTCCTCGCCATCGTCCTCGGCCTTTTTTGCCTTTCCGGCTTTCTTGGCCTTTTTGGACTTGCGGCTTTTGCGGGGCGGGGGATCATCCTCGCCGTCTTCATCTTCACCGTCCTCGGGGTCTTCGCCTTCGGCGCGGCGGGCGTTCTGGTCTTCGTCCTCATCATCCGTGGCGGCGCGGGGCGTGCCGAACAGATGGGCAAACCGGGATGTCTTGCGCATGGACATGGGCATGGGCTCCATAAAAAAAGGCCCGTATGGGGCCTGCATGGTGTGGATGACCGGGGCGGTCAGAGTTTCATGAAGGCCGCGATGGCCTGTTCGGGCGTGGCGATTTCGTCCGCCAGCCCGAGGTCGATGCCGCGACCGCCAAGGAAGGTCCCGGCCTGCGTATCGCGGACGGTGCCCGGGTCGAGATCGCGGTTGCGGGCGACCTGGGAGACGAACAGTTCGCCCATCTCATCGATCATGGCCTGCATGCGCTTGCGCGAGCCATCGGTGAGCGGGGTTGTGGGGGCGCCGTCGGTCTTCTGGGCGCCATACTGGAAGGTGGTGACAAGGATGCCCGCCTTTTCCAGCGCCTGGGTGATGTCGACATGCATGCCGACACACCCGATGGAGCCGACGCCGCCCACGCGGGGCACCGTGATGAAATCAGCCGATGAGGCCAGCGCGTAGGCTGCCGAATAGGCGGTATCATCCAGCACGGCCCAGATGGGTTTCTGGCCGCGTGCGGCGTAGATGAAATCTGCCGTATCGGCGCATTCCGACACCGTGCCGCCGGGACTGTTGACCAGCAGGGCGATCTTGGACACGTCGGGGTTGTCCAGCGCATCGGCCAGTGAGGCGCGGATGGTGCTGTAATAGGTGACGCCCGACCACGACCAGCCGCGCCCGGGCAGCAGGATGCCCGAGACGGGGATGACGGCGATGCCCTTGTGGATCTCGTAAGGGGTATCGTCATTTACCTTGTCGCCAAAGAAGGATTCAGCCGATGCGCCATCCCGGAACAGCCGGGCCATGATGGCCGTGCGGCTGGCCGAGAGCGCCAGCGGCTGGTTGAGCAGCAGGGTGGAGGGGTGCATCAGCTTGCATCCGGTTTCTGTGGTGGTGTTGCGGTCTGGGTGGCGGTCTGGTTCTGGCCGCCGGACCAGTCGGGCGGGGTGAGGCCGCATTCCTGGAACTTGCGGACTTCGACGGCGCGCTGGTCGACATATTCCTCCCAGTCGCCACCGGCGTTTTCGGCCACTTCGTTCTCCAGCGTGGAAAGTCCTGCATCCATGCCGAGGATCGAGCCCTGCCGTTCGGCCACGGGATCGAGCCAGCCACGGCCCGGACCAAGCCAGCGGCAGCGTGCCAGCGCGGTCTTGATGGCCGGGAAGTAGCGCGAAAGGAAATCTGGTGGACAGCCACGCGGCAGAGGCAGGTCGTTCAGACCTACGCATTCTTCCAGCCACGCGGTCCGGATGCCCGAAGCAAAGCCCTTTGCGACGTTTTCGCGCCGCCGGAACAGGGTTTTCCATGCCTCGCCCAGCGCGCCGCGTGCCGAGCTATAATTCACGTCCGACCAGTTGTTACTGATCTGCATGGTCGCCATGCCGGTGCCGGATGCGACGTTGCGGAGCATGGCGTTCTCGAACTGCTCGAAATTGGAATCCGGCCGGGCGGCGGACACCGTGCCGATTTTCTCACCGGGGGCGAGGATCGGCATGCGGGCGTTGCCCAGCATGACGGAATTGCCGCCATGGAAGTCGGTACGCAGGGCCTGATAGCCACTGACCACCTCATTACCGCCCAGGGCATCTTCCACAAGTTCCGGATCGTAAGGTGATTCAACGAATGCCCCGAAGATGGCATTGATGATCGCTGCATCCAGTTCCGTGCCGTCATACTTGATCAACATTTTGAGGCGCTGGACCACGGGGGTGAGAATGCCTGCGCCGCCACGATGCTGGTCAGCCCGTTCCGACTGGAAATAGTGGACGATGTTGGCGCGGCCCCAGTCGGTCTCGCGCGGGATGTAGTCCCAGATCACGGTATCGGCGGCCTGCATCCAGTCGCCCTGGTGGGCGCGGCAGATATGGTAGCCGACGGGGGCACCGTAATCATCGATCTCGACACCGCCCCGGATGTGCTTGAGGTCCCAGTTATATTGGGGATTGGAGAGGCGGTCGGGGTCGATCAGGTGGAAGGCCGTGGCGTATTCCGCGCCACCGGCACGCACGCGCTCGGGGATCCAGCAGACCTGCGCCAGACAGTCGCCATCGACAAGATGATGGCGGAAGGCCACCCACATCATCTGGGTGAAGGTGAGGCGGCGACCAGCGTCACAGAACCGGTCTTCATCCTCGGCCCAGCAGCGCCAGTGCGCGTCGACCTCGCGCGCCCATTCCTCGGCCCACATGGCATCGAAACTGTAGCCGGTGCGGACCCGCAGGCTGCGGTAGTCGGGCTTGGTGATGGGGCGGAACGTGCCGCCGATGGCGTTGTCCAGCACGCGGGTGATGGCGCCCGAAGCCCAGCCATCATTGCGCACCAGGTCGCGGATGCGCGCGACGATGCGGTCGCGGTAGACGTTCAGTTCGACATCAGGCGACCAGTTCAGCGGGTTCCATGCCGCCATGTGCGGACCGGTAATGTCCGCCGCGTCATATGGCGTCTGGCCAAAGCCGCCGTTCAGTGCCGCGGCGCGACGCGGGCGGGGTCGCTGGACCGGCGGCAGCGGCCTGCCGTCCGGGCCCAGTATCCTGACCGTTGGTTGCGTCATCTGTACATGAACCTGACAGGCCTGCGCCGGTTGATCCCCAGGGCGGTCTGGAGAAGCTGGATATAGGCGGTAAGGTCCGCCCGGTTGGCCGAGGTGTAGGTGACGGAGCGCGACCCGTTGACCTGCGAGAAGGACACCGATACCGGCTTGCCGCCGATCATGAGGTCATGCATGGCCTGCTGGGCCGCCGTGAGGTTGGCCTGCAGCTGCTCGCGCGTGAGGCCGGACAGGATGGTCTGCTGCGGCCTGATGGGCGGATAGGCGGTGAATGTCATTCGAGGCGCTTCCGTAGGGCATAGCGAACGGCCTTGCCGATCATGGCTTCGGCATTCTGGTCAACCGCATCCTGCACGATCTGTTCGACCGGCAGCACGGCGCGGTATGAGGGCTGCCGGACAAAGACGAGAATGGGCACTACATTGCCGGGGCCGATGAGCTTGTAGATGCCCTTGGCCCGACCATTCCCTTTCTCGCGGGCGATGAAGTATTCCGATCGCTGGCCACGGGCATTCTGGCCCTTGCGGGCCAGCCGCTTTGCCGTGCGGTCGGTCATGTTCTGCAGCGGGTCCTGCATCAGGCTAAGGCGGGACAGGATGCGTATGATCTCGCCGCGCTGGATGTTGCCATAGGCATCGAGCGGCGCGCCGCGACCGGGCACCCAGTACTGATCGCCCACGATGGGGCGGAGCGCCTTTTCCGACTTCTTCATGGGGCGCGGTCCACCGAAGATTTCAGGGCGCAGGTAATCGTAGGCTGCGGTGCCGCCGGGGGCGAAGTCGCGCGTGGCGACCCATGCCGTCTGGTCCTGCGGGGTCGCTGTCCGCACGAAGAAGGCGTTTTTCGTCCAGGGCTTCGGATTGTCGAAAACTTCTTCCATCCGGGTCTGGACCGCCCGCTTGGCGACACCGGCAACACGGTTCAGGCCGTGGGCGATGGCGCCGGGCAGTTCGTCCTTTGTCAGCTGGGCGAATGCCTGGAACAGTGCTGACCCGTCCATGGAGACCTTGAGATCGAGCGGCACTGTTCCTCTCCATTGTTAGCGGGCTAGTTGTGACGCAAGCCTTTTGCGGCGTTCCTCACGTGAAGCGGTGGACGGTGCGGGCGTGGATACGGCCTGCGCGACGACCTTCATGCCTGCCACCAGGGCGGTGGCGTTTCGTGCCGCCGTCTCTTCCTCCATGAAGACGACCATGGTGTTGGCATCCCATGGCGCGGCCCAGCCGGGCGGGCTTTCCCACGGCATGCGGGGGAGGCCGAACAGAAAGGCCATGACGTTGGTCATGGTCATGAGATCGAGCGCTTCGTTCCTTGCGTTGGGCGATACCTTGGTCCACCGCCCGTCGCTGGATCGCTGCTCGGCCACCAGCTGGTCGAAGAACGGGTGAGGGGGTTCGGCTGCACGTAGTCCGGCCGGGAAGTGGACACACCATGGCCCCGGCTCCGCCACCTGCATCTGGGTCGAGGCGGCATCCTTGAAGGCGTTCGGGTTGAACAGGCCGACCGGGACCTCGCCACGCGCGCCCGCCGTGCGGTCGCGGCGCTTGCTTTCGGGGTAGGTCAGGTTGAGGAGCGGGGCATTTACGCTGCCGTTACCCTTGAGGGGCAGGATGGACCAGGCGTGACGTCCGTCGATGTTGCCGCATTTTCGGGCCGTGCGGCGCTTGCGCGCGCGGCGCCAGGCGTCATAGGCCTGCAGGGTCACGCCTTCCTGCCCGCCACTGTCGAAGCCGATGGCCATGATCTTCATGGCGCGGCCTGAATTATCGGTCAGGGGATAGAGCGCATCCTCCAGACTTTTGAGCATGTCGTCCCAGTCGCCGGGGCTGGTCGCGGGATCTGCGGTCACCTTGCGGTAGTCGATGATCCAGCTTTCGCCCGCCACACCCCACGCGCGGACGAGGATTTCAAAGCGGTTGCCCTGGATATCGACCGCCGCCGTGATGAAGCGTGCGCCCTCGGGCACGTAGCCGAGGCGCAGGCCGGGTTCGGCACGGTCGGCTAGCGCTTTTGCATCCAGGCTGCCGACCGCCTTGGGTGGATCGAATGGCAGGCCCCAGCGTTTGACGGTCACATCCTTGAGCTTCTGGACCGCTTTCTCCTCGCCATTTGCAACTGCACGGCGTGCCTTTTCCATTTCATAGGCAAGAGAGCCGATGCCGCCGATCACGAACGGCGACATGACGCCCGTGATCCAGAAACCGGCGATGTCCTTGGCCACCAGTTCGCCGGCAATGTCACCGTCTTCACTGATCGTCTGGCCCATACCGACCCAAGAACCGTCGCGGTTCATGGCGCGCCGCCATCTGTCCTCGATCAGTGTGCCGCAGCACGGGCACATCAGCCGTGCCGCATCGCGCACTTCATCCAGTGGTGCATCCGCTGGCCAGTCCAGCGTCATGACACGCTGCCCCATGGGGTTAGGCGAGGAATAGGCGTTACAGTTCGGGCATGGCCAGTACCAGATATGGCGGTCGCTATCCCGGTAAAGGGACATGACGCCCGCCGTCCATTTCGACGGATCGGACCCGGCGGCCAGATCGGGATGGCTTTCGGCCAGCACCATCGACTCATAGCCGAACGTCTGGCGACGTATGGTCGCCAGTTCGTAAGGATCACCCTTGCTGGTGTCACAGGCGTCCAGTTCGGTGATGACGACGCGCGGCGCGGATTTGTTGATCAGGTTGCTGTAGGTCGCAGCAAGGAACTGGACCCACATGGCCGAGAACTTCTTGAAGTGCATGGAATTGTCACGCGGACGTTTCCCGAGGCGCTTCCTGATTTCCTTATGGCTGTCGATCATGGGATCGATTTCAGCCTTCACATATTCCTCGATCATGGCGTCGGTGGCACCATAAACCAGCATATCGGCGGGATCGACCTCGACCGACTGGAGCATCCAGTTCTGCCCGATTGCGGTCTTGCCACTACGTCCAGGGCCGACGACTGCCGTGGTCAAGTGCTCCCGGCTGGTCAGTGACTCCATCGGCGCGACAAGGTAGGGGGCTTCGTCGTGGTTCCATCGCCCGACATAGCCGCCGCCACGGTTGTCCAGATAGCGGTGCTCAGCCGCATAGGCGGCCACATCAATCTGTTCGGGCGGAAGGAAGGCCTTGATCGCGTTGGCGATGATGGTGCGCGGATCAGCAAACCGGACCTTAGTCAATGAGGTCAGGTTGGGATCCGTCGTCATCGGTTTCGTCTGCCTTCATGTCTTTCAGCATTTTTTGCACGGCCGTGCGCTGCAGATCCGCCAGCTTGCTTTCGGCCTGCCGGATCATGACGTCAGGCCATGACTGTTCGCGCCCCAGCTGGCGGATGAACACGTTGATGTCCCGGCCGAGGCGTCCGAACACGGACGTGAACAGGTCCTGCACTTCCTCGGCATTGACCAGCTTGCCCGCGCGTTCCGCCTGTTTCATCTGCAGGTCCTGCAGGCGCGCCAGGTCAAGCTGTTCCTTCACCGGGATCCGCGGGGAGATTGGCTGCGCGACAGGTTCGGGCCATAGCGTGAGCTGGAGCTTCATCAGCTCCGCGTCACGGTCCGCCTCTTTTGCGGCTTCTTCCTCCCGCCTTGCGGTCAGGAAGGCCAGAACTTCATCCAGATGAAAGGTCCAGCTCACCCCGTTGCGCCCGCGTTCGACCACGGGAAAATCCGTCCAGCGGTCCAGCCAGCTGGTCAGGGTGGGCAGCGAGATGCGCAGCCGGTTGGCCAGTTCACGTTTGTTGACGGTCGGACGAATGGCGGTGGCCTGACCATCCTGCGCTGCCTCATTGTCTGACAACAACACCAATGGAAACACCAAGCCTTTGTAAAATTTATAAAAGTCAGAGACTAACCAGGGTGCGAATTACCCCCGGTGGGCTACCCTCCCAGGAGGGACCCATGAGCTATGTGCCAGGGCATAGGGAAGGCGGCAAGGTACGCGCCGGACGCATATCGATATCGACTGCCGACACACCAACGAAAAACGGCGTGAACCCCGAAGGATGCACGCCGCCTCAATATAACAATCGCTATGCGGCAAAATGGGAAGTTTGGGAAGTGAAAAATGTAGGTTGTGCGATTTTTCTTGCGATGTCAGCTATCGCTAGCTGGTGCCATGACTTGGTCGTGTGGTGATTGGTATGCAGACGATCCGCTATTTTCCGCCACGTCCAGCGGTATCGGTGCGAGATCGGATGCACGATCAGACGCAGGCAGACCACCTTGCGCCAGTTCATCCGGTCAGCACCGATCAGGCCGATCCATGACAGTGATTCGTCCATGCGCGTGATCGCGGCCGAACTGGGCCGAGGCGGTCGCATGTCATCATCCGGGCAGGCGTTGATCCAGTCGAGATCCGCTTCCTCCAGCATTTCGGGCCATGCCACACGCACGCCGCCGGGTTTCAGGCCATGGGCCGGCAATGCCGCCAGCGTGCATCCGGCCTCGAACAGGCGTTCGCCAACCACGTCCGCAATGGCCAGACCTTCGGGAACGGTGAGGGTGCGCTTCATGCCGCCACCCGTGCGCGGGCGATGAAGTCTTCCCGGCGCGGCTGCGGCGCATCGCTGCCGCTTGCAGCATCCAGCACCCACTGGCGGTGGGCTTCCTGATAGGCCGCGTCCGCCGCGAACTCGGCTTCCGTGGTGCAGACCAGGGCAGGGATGTCGCGTTCGGCAATGGCCTTGGCGATCGCCTTGTTGAAATAGCCCATGTGGGTGATCGGTAGCTTCCGTTCGGCCTGCCGGTCGGCCAGCGTGGCCACCACGTTCATCACCAGCCGTTCGGTCTCGGCAGCACTCAGGCCCTCGGCCAGCGCATCGGCCACCCACTGACGGACCTGTCCCCAGTTGCCACGGTCACGGGCCGGATCGAAACCGGCGCGTTCCCATGCCTTGCGCCCCAAAACCCTGAACACCGCATCCACGTCCTGTGCCGCAGGCTTAGCCTTAAGGTTATTATTAACCTCTAAGCTAAGCTTAGGGTCGTGGGTTTCGCGTTGGGTTTCGGTGGACATGTCTTTTCCTCCTGCAATGCCCATGATGGCGGTGCGCTGGCGCGGATCGTCCTGCGGCTTCGGATTGTGATGTTTTGGCGGCCTTCCGCCCTTTTTCCCATTCTCCCGCGCGGCCAGCGCCTTGCGTGACGGCATGAGTGTGCCCGGCAGCCCGATGGTGCCGACCGTGCAGTCGTGGGTTATCAGTTGGGTTTCCGCGTAGGTTTCCAGATGGGTTACCAGTTCGGTTACATCCATGCGCAACCCGACGGTGGCGATTTCCTCCAGCGTGGGCGCGGCGCCGTTACCGGGCACCAGCACGCCATCGGTTCCGTATTCGATGATGTAGGAAATGAGCTGCACCCAGATCCCGATGGCAGCATGGCCCAGCGCGCGCAGGCGGATGTTATGCGTCGCCATCTGGAGCATTTTCTGTTCGGTTGTTACGCGGGCCATGTCAGTACGCTTTCAGACGGTAGCCATTCCGGAAGGGTTCCAGAATGTCGAGCCGCACCAGCTGCTCGATTGCGGTGCCGACTTCGGCGGCATCAGCCGCCACAAGCCGGGTAAACTGTTCCAGGTCGGGTGCCGTGCGCACGGGTGCGCGCATTTCCGGCATGAGATCGGCCGCGTCGGTCAGTTCCAGCCACATGGCGCGGGCCGACAGGCCAAGCAGACGCCAGCGGCGGTCTGTCATCAGCACGCGGGCGTGCTTTCCGGGGCGTTGACGCGGCGATTTCATGGGTGGGTTATCCTTCCCAGCGGTCGATAAGGATCAGGATGGACAGCAGCCCATACGCGGCCATCAGGCCAAACGTCAGTATGAGCGACACGGCAGCGCCGGCATGCGGCCCCGCTATCTCACACGCCGCCAGCCCACAGAGGACGCCAAGCAGGACAGAGCGCATCAGTTCAAGGGTCGATACGCGGGAACGGTTTCGCATGATCAGAACTCCGGTGCCGTGTTGGTCCATGCCGGACCGTTTTCGCTTTCATCCACGTCGCGGAACCATGTGGTCATGTCCTGGAACTGGAGCGCGCAGCCGCCGGTCGCGCCATGCCGGTTCTTGGCGATGAACACGCTGGCCTTGCCCTTGCTGTCACGCGTGCGCTGGATCAGGCTGGCGCAGCGGGCGCTGTAGGCTTCATCCGTTTCGCGGTCATTGCGCGGGATGTTGCCGTCGCCCAGCTGCTTGTTCAGGTAATAATGATCGCGGTGCAGGAACAGCACGGTAGCCGCATCCTGTTCCAGCGACCCACTGTCGCGCAGGTCGGTCAGTTCCGGCCGCTTGTCCTCGCGCTTGGCGCTTTCGCGCGACAGCTGCGCCAGCGCCAGCACGGGGATTTCCAGTTCACCGGCAAGGTTTTTCAGGTCCTTGCTGATTTCCGTCATCTTGTGCGTCAGGTTGAACGACCGTGAATCAGTCGAGGCGCTGAGCAGCCCCACATAATCGACCACGATCAGGTCCAGTCCCTGTTTCGACCGCTTCATGGCACGGGCCTGGGTACGCAGTTCCGCCACCGTGATACCTGATCGATCACTGATTCGCAGCGGCAGGCTGGCTGCAGCGCGTTCGCCCTCCTCCAGTTCGCGCCACTGGTAGTCGGCCAGCGGCTCGCGCTGCGTGGTGTCGGCATGGGGTGGAATGTCGTACCGCCGACCGGTAAAGACCGACAGCGTGGACAGACCGGCCCATGCCGCACCGGCACGCGCGCCCAGCTGCGCCGCGCGCATCTCACCAGACCAGAACAGCACCGAATTGCCCGCCGCTGCCGATCGCACGGCAATACCAAGCCCCAGCGCGGTCTTGCCCATGGCCGGACGCGCGCCCAGCAGGGTCAGGTCACCAGCGTGCAGACCGCCGGTCATGCGGTCTAGTGCCTTGTAGCCCCACGTGATGCCCGCCAGCCCATCACCACGTTCGGCAGCGGCGCGGGCGTTCTCGATGGCCTGCCCGATGGCGTCGCCGATCTGCACCGTGGGCTGGATCTCGACACTGCCGGACGCGATACGGGTAATGCGGCTTTCCAGCAATTCCATGATGGCGCTGTCGGGTCGTTCGCCCGGCATGCAGCACAGGTCCGCAGTTTCGGAGCACACGTCAAACAGGTTGCGCCGGAACCATGCACTGCGGATCGCCCAGGCGTAATCCGGCGCATTGGTAATGCCGACCATGCTGCCCAACAGCGTGGCGAACACATTGCCTGCCGTCATGTCGGTCGGCAGCAGCGGGTCATTTTCAAACTTCGGCCGCAGCGTGATCGGATCGGCCACATTGCCAGCCCAGATCAGCGTACGCATGGCGCCATAGATCGCGCCGTGCAGCGGAATATAGAAGTGTTCAGGTTCAAGGATTTCCTCGACCCGGGCAAATGCCTTGTTATTGGTCAGGATCGCGCCCAGCAGGGCCTTCTCCGCCTCGACATTCGTGGGCCGGTTGCGCAGGGCCGCGCCAAACAGGGGAGCGGGGCCGTTCATGACTGATCATCCGTGGGCGCAGGCGGCATGAAAAACGGCTGGTACATCGTAACCGTAACCGGGCGATAACCCAGCGCCAGCGGCACGGATGTGCCCAGACCCTTGTGCCCATTCACCGCATTGGCCAGCGTGCGCATGTTCAGGCCGGTTTTCGTGGCCAGTTTTGCCACACCACCGGCATCCCGCACGCGGCTGTTCAGCACGGCATACATCTCGGTCGCCGTCAGCATCACGCCGGTCATGACGGACGCCTCCCGCCAAAGCGGGGCAGCGTGAAGCTACCGCGCCCGACATAGGTACGCCCGGATGATGTCAGGGTCATGCTGACCTGATTGTTCAGCCCCAGCAACTGCATGCGCGACCGCACGGCGCGGGCTGAAATACCCATCTTCCGCGCCATGGTGGAAACCGACACGCCCATGCCCGAAAGCTGGCGCAACATGGGATCAAGCCTGTCCCAGTCTATGGGTATCGCTGGCATTGTATTCTCCCTGCGCGGGCGGCGCGCATGTGGCGCGCCTGCCCATCAGTGAAACAGGTTCCGGCGCAGGCGAACCTTGAGGCGCGCAATGCGCTCAAGCCGTTCGGTCCTGCGTTCCAGAATGACGGATTCCCGCAATGCCCACGCATCAAGCGCGCCAAGCATCAGCCGGAAAAACTTGAGGACGATCCACGCGCGCCCACGGCGCATGACCAGCACCAGGCACACGGGAACGCCGAAAACGGACACGCTGATCCAGACGTAAAAGGCATGCGTCACAGCAGGTCCCGCAGTGCGGCCTGCCGCTGACGGATGTTTTCCAGACGCTGGCGGATCAGCGCATCTTCATGCCGCAGGCGGCTTTCTTCCTGCGCCAGACGGGCCGCACCCAATTCGCGCACGGCCTGCCATTCGGCCAGCGTGACGGCACGTACCTCATGGTGCCAGCACGCGCGGACGCGGCGCACGGTAAAGCCCAGCGCACGCGCCACCTCGGCAAACGCACCGGCCAGCCCCAGACGGTCGCGCCGGGCGCTGACCTCGGCGCTGACCAGGTTCTGGAATTCATCGCGCATCGCATCGGCGCACATCTTATGCCTGACCTCCCGATCCGGACTGGATGCACCCGCGCGCGCGGGTGAAATGGGCGAAACGTCCGAGCGCTCGGACAAATCGGCCAAAATACCCGCGCGCTCGGACAAAAACGGCAAAATACCCGACACCTCGGACGTCCTCCCTGACACCTTCATGGATGTCAGGGGGGACTTTCCCCCGGGTATTGCGAAGGGCAGGGAAGGGCAGGCCGCCAGCGCGCTGGACACGCATGGAAAGCTGGCGGCCTGCCGACCCGGAATGGAAATGGCAAAAAACGGACATCAGTCAGACAGCGCCCGGCATGGTGGGCAGCGGCGCAGGAAGCGCGTCTTGGCCACAAAATGCGTGCCGCACCGGCAGCAGTGGCGCTCCACCCGCTCATTGCGGTCAGCACCCGGCTTGCGCTCATATGTGCCACCGCGCATCGAGGCCGTGCGGTTCAACTGGGCATGGTTCAATTTCTGGGCGTCCTGCCTGCATTGACGCGGGCGCGACAGGCCAAGCCAGCAGACCCGGAACTTGACCGTGGAAAGCGTCAGCCCCAGCCTGCCGGCAATCTCGGCATGCTGCAGGCCCTGGGCAAGCAGCGGCTCCAGTTCGGCCCGCGCTGCGTCCCAATCAACCCGCGCGGCCATCAGGTATTCACCGATGAATACCTGCCGTTACCGGCACGCAGGAAATATCCGCCCTTACGGGTCAGCCCATTGTCAGGCCGACCCGCGCGGACCACCATGCGGTTACCACACACAGACATGGAGGATTCGGTGTCAGACGAAAAAAAGATTATTGACAAAAAGCGGACAGCTTTAGAGCAGGCAATCAAGAAGATGCGGATAGGGAATGACGGAACGTGCCGCATAAATGTCGAGATAGCAGACATCTTCATCCCTACGCCGCTATCGGGGTTTTCAGGAATCGCTGAGAAACGAATTAAATCTGTCGCTGGGAAGCTAACGCTTGAACCAACAGACAGCGACCCTAAGGCGGAGCACATTAGGACAGTCGAAAAAGCGTTATCGGCAATAATAACACATTGTCGGGGTGCAATTTTTAAACGCCTAACGGATATAAAACGTAATGACGAGGGAAATATTGACATTAAAATTACACTCGCAACTCTAGATCTTTCAAATCCGCCCCGCGAAGTTGTCGTATTGCAGTTAAAGGTAGAAGCAGCCACAAGTATTCTTACTCTGAGCACAAAACGCGATACAGTTCTGCCAAATATACTGTCTGATGTAGAAGATGCTTGTGACAACGCTATGCGCATGATTCATTACCTTCTGTCTGGTCGGTAATGCACAGATTGTCGGTTTGCATGGACTGCGATGCCAAGCGGCTCATTCGCACATAAAAGGGTCCGCCCGGGCTCATAATAAGAGCTGTGGGCGGACAATCAGGATCACGACGCAACATTTCGACTTCACGAAGCATTTCGTTAAGCAATGCGACTTTCGCGCGATCAAGATCCGCCCGATTGGCATCTGCCTGTTTTTTTATATGCTCAACACGCTCTTGGGCCCGATTAACCGGGCCGAAGCTGTGCGCTGCATTGGGTTGGTTTTCAGTCATGCCGCACCTCGCTCATGCGTTGTTTCGGGTCGTAAGAACCAAGACCCATTTTTTCTATGGAGTTGCCAGTGACTGAGATAATCGAACAACCAAATAATCATATGCCGCGCGCAGGCATAGACGTCCCTCGCCAGCGTTATGGCTTCATTATCAGTAATGTAAGAATATATCTTGGGTTCATAGATAGAGATGGAGAATATATAGATAGATATATATTTCCTACCGAAGGAACATTTGTTTTTACAAAAGAATACATTCCAGAGATCGTATTTCTGAAAATACGTTTGGAAGGCACTCAAACTGAATTTTGGGTATCCCGAAGCAGCATACGCTCTGCAGCAAATGCCGAAACGGGCGAAGAAATCCCCGATCTTGCCAAAGCACTGCTTGGAGCGCGGCGTATTCGACATGCTAAACGAGATGCCGAGGCCCAACGTGTAAAGTGGGGAGATGCCGCTGTTGCTAATTTGAGGGACTTTTAAGCTCATGCCGCCTTCTCATTTGTCGAAGGATGAATTTTGGCATGTTGATCTACAAAATCATTCGGCGTGACGGCTCCATCCGTCATTGTACGAATCTTATCCAACATGACAGGAGCGGGAAATCGCGACCCTTCCGCATAGCGCTGCACGGTGCGGGCGCCAGAATTGCCGGAAATCTCCAACAGTTCTGCAAGCCTTTGATATGTCAGTCCGTGCTGTTTTTTGTATTCGTCGAGGGTCATGTCCAAAAAGTAGCCATAATGGCTAGGTTTGTAAAGCCATAATGGACGTATCAATTTCCTTATCAATTTAGCCAGAATGGCCATTATGAAGGCTGAACCTATCCTTACGCGCGTCCGAGAAATTAAAGAGGCGCGCGGAATGACATCTGCAGAGCTATCGAGGCGGTGTGGCATTTCGCCAGCCACACTCAGCAAAATCGAACTGGGGCACCGGAGTGTCACAAAAAATTCGGCCCCGCGCTTGGCGAAGGCGCTGGAAGTGAACGTCGCAGATTTATATGCAGACGTTGGCGCTCCCATTGAAGGAATTACGAATGTTGTCGATGCGCTTCCCAGTGAAAGCATCGGCCGAAAAATAGTGCCCATCGAAGCGCCACGAGTGGCACTCCCTTTGCATGTTCCTATTTATGGCACTGCAGCGTGCAGTTCAGGAGACGGAGCGTTTCTATTGCTGTCAGGGGAAGTAGTGGATCGCGCGCCTTTGGCTCCTGGAATTCAGCACCGCAAAGAAGTCTATGGCCTTTACATTGAGGGCGATAGCATGGAGCCGTGGAAAAGGCCCGGGCAACTCGTTTATGTTGACCCGGTTAGAGCTCCATCAAAACGTGATCGCGTGGTCGTGGTCGTCAGAGATGATAGGCGTGGAATTAATCAGGCTTATATCAAGGAATTTGTGAAAAAGACCGATAATCATCTAGTTGTGGTCCAATATAATCCACCCAAGACTATCGAATGGGATATTGCTGACATTGTTTCATGTCACCGCATACTGGAGCCTGAAGATATATTTTAGCGGTCAGGTTTGTAGCCAATATGGACATAATTTTTTGTTGACTACGTAGCCATATTGGCTATTAGTGACCTCCATCACACCACGTGATGGAGGTTTTCCATGTCCACCAACCCCACCGAGCTTTCGCGCATCACGCGCATCGAACCGCCGCGGCAGACCATTGACGCCGCAACCATCCATATGCGCGACTTTGCCGAAGGCGGCATCGACTTTTCCGATTACATCGAGGCGCGTGCGATCGCGCATGCGGCAGACGCCGGTAATGACACATGCGTCTTTGATGGACCGCCTGATTCATTGCTGGTTTTTCGACGACGCGACGCTGCGGTCAAATTGATCCGTAAGCTCTCTGAGTCATTCATGGGCAATCACATCAAGGTTGCCGAGATGACCGAAGCCAACGATCTGTGGCTCGATATCCAGTCCCTGATCCTCGCCACCGAGATGGCGAAGACCACGGTAACAACGCCAGATATTTAGCTTTTCTTGTGATGTGTCTTGGCGTGTTCTTCCCATTTTGCTTCCAGCAGGGCGAGCATCTTTCCGAAGTCGTCTGCCACGTCTTCTGCCTTTGGCGGGGCATATTTACCTCGGATTGTTCCTGATGCTTTAGCGATCAGTTGGTCGCCCAGCAGGCTGGAGGCCGCCTGAATAAGTGCCGCATGAATAGCTGAATTCTCAAGTTTTTCACTCATTTCGAGTTCCTCATCGAGTCTGAACAAACCGATGATGGAAGCGGCGGGGAAGGGCAGCAATGCCCGACCCCGCATGCCCGGAGTGCGTATGCACCCGGCCATGGAGGCTTCAATGTCACAGATCACGATCATTCCAATCAGGCGAGGCCCGCCACCGAGTGCCCCTGATGCCCTGCAGGACATCATTGTCCGCCGCCAGATAGCCGAAAGCGCCATGCTGGCCGCCCTGCCGCGACAAGGTGCCGGCATTGCCCTGCTGATGTGCGAACGCCGCGCCCTGCGCGCCGCCATGCACGACCTGAGCCAGCATATCGATGCCGAGGAAGCGGAACTGAACCGCATCGCCCATCGGCACGCATCCCGCCACATGGCACAGAACGGGCAGGGCGCAGCATGAAACAGGACTTCACACCCATTCCGGCCGGTGAACTGGTCGCCCTGCTGTCCGCCAAGGAGCAGGATGCCGCCATCAATATGCACCACCAGTTCCGCACCAACTTCACCGCTGCGGAAGGCTACCGCGCGCAAGACAGCCTGCATGCCGCCCGCTTTGCCGCCCGCGTGGCTGATGCCCGGCTGGAAGATCTGGAACGCCTGGTCATGGGCCGGTTCATGGCCGAAGGCCCCGAGATCGAGGCCACGACCTTCCGCCGCGCTCAGGCGGGGAGGGTTCCGTCATGACATGCGTTGCTGCAGTCGTAACGGGGGGCATCGTTCACATGATGGGCGACAGTGCCGGCGTGGCGGGCCTGGACCTTTCCCTGCGCAAGGACAACAAGGTATTTCGTGTTGGCGACGTGGTAATGGGCTTCACCAGCTCATTCCGCATGGGGCAGTTGTTGCAATACAATCTGTCCGTGCCGAAGCATCATCCGGACGGGGACCTGTTTACCTACATGGTCACAGAATTCATTCCGGCCGTCCGGAACTGCCTGAAAAACGGTGGCTATGCCCGTATCGACAATAACGAAGAACGGGGTGGCTGCTTTCTGGTCGGAATCAAGGGACGGCTTTTCCAGATTGAATCCGACTTTCAGGTCGGTGAAAGCCATTATGCGTTTGATGCCGTCGGGTGTGGCGCGCCCTATGCCTTGGGTGCCTTGTCCGTTCTGATTGAGGACAAAAGCCGGACACCCGAAAGCATGCTCAACCGCGCCCTGTTGCAAGCCGAACGGTTTAGCGCAGGCGTACGGCGCCCCTTCCACTACGAGAAGACTAATCCCTTTCAGGTAGAGGTGTCGTCATGACCGAAGCCTTGATCAAGCTGACCAGGCGCGGCCACGATGTGCTGGCCAAGATCCGAACCCGTGCCCTGCACGACGCCCTGCGCGACCAGGAGAAGCAGCCCGCCATGGATGCGGTCCTGACCGCGCTGCTGATTCGCATCACCGCAGGGTGCGCCCTCAAGACCGATGTGCTGGCGCGTCTGGTGGACAGGGAAGGGGACATTACCATCCCGCCGGCCGGCCAGCTGGTGCGGCTGGCCTGCGAGGTGTTGGCGCGTGATGTCCACATCACACCCGAACACAGGCAAAACACCGTCACGTATTCACAGGACCACTATGCCCGGGCCGAATGGATTGGCGCCCTGATGGATGCCGACTACAGCATGCCCCGCCTCGATACGGCAGAGATACTGGGGGAGATGTCGGGCGATCAACTGCGCGCCCTGTCCGCGCTTGTTGCGACCCGCCACGGCAAACCGCCCGCCAAGGTTGGGGAACTGCGGGAATGGCTGGTCGGCAAGCTGCCCGACTGGCAGCCCGTACCCTTCCATGCGCCCGGTCCAGTCCGCACACCTTTCCGCGTGATGGAGGAAGCATGATTCACATACCCGATCATCACATCAACCGCATCCGCGACAACCTGCCCACAACGCAGGAAATCGCTGCCCATGTGCTGCTGTTCGGCATCATCTGGGGCGGCCTTGTCCTGATCGTGCTGGAGGCGCTGCCATGAAAAGCAGCCAGCCAACCATGAAGGACAAGGTGCTTGGCGCCCACCGGGATGCGGTCCGGTACACTGGTGCCTGCGCCATCCCCGCCACGACCGTGCGCCGCTTCATGCCCGGCCTGAAACGGCAGAGCCACGTAACCCGCATGCTGAACATTCTGGTCAGTGAGGGAAAGCTGGTCCTGTCCACCAGTCAGGGTCAGTGCGGTTACGCCGTGCCGTCAGCCGCAACACGCAGGCAGGTGATGGCATGAGCGACCTGTCCAGCCATCCGCTCCTGCAGGGGCTCGAATTCGGCAAAGAGATCTACAGCGTCGAAATCCACGGCAATGGCCGGGGAGAATATGTCGGCATCACGCGCGAGGACGATGGCCCGTGCTGCATTGTCTTCCGGGGCAGTCTTGTCACTGAGAACGGCCGGAAGCTGATCCGGGCGCGCGGTACGCAGGCTTGGACTTCTGACAAGCGGAAGGACGATACGAGATGAAGGACGCATCACGCCTGCCATATTGGCCGCGTGCCATGAGCGAGGAACTGGCGGCCGCGTATGCCGGCGGCATTAGTGTCACAACGCTGCGGCGAGAGGTGGCCGAAGGCAATGCGCCGAAGCCCCATCATATCTCCGGCCGCCGGGTCGTCTGGTTCATTGAAGAACTGGATGCCTGGATGGACCGGATCAAGGGGCAGACTATCTCATCTCAGCCCGAAAAGAAGCAGACAACAAATTCATGGACTGCTGCGGCTGCAGCGGCAGGGAAGACCAGTGGCCAACGTCGTTCTACCTTACGTTAATACCTATCAGGCCCGTCGCAAAAAATACGCTTATTATCGCCGGCATGGTGTTCGCCTGCGGATCGCGGGCGAGATCGGCAGCCCTGAGTTTCTGAAGTCCTACCAGGAAATCCATAACCGTTTTGAGCAAAGCGAAAGGCCTCGGCCGGGCATTATTCCCGGCAGTCTGGCCGAACTGATTGCCCGCTATCGGGGAACACCGGAATGGACGCAGCTCAAGCCCAGCACGCGGAAGGACTATGAAAAGTTTCTCCAGCCGCTGGAGGATGATTTCGGCATGGCGCTGGTGTCTGATCTGGACAGGGCTGCCGTAAGGCTGGTCCGGGATCGCTACGCATTCCGTCCCGGCCGGAAAGAAGGGGATGACCCGATTCCCAGCCCGCGTCGTGCCAACAAGACGGTATCGATGCTCTCGATCCTGATGAGCTACGCCATCGAGATCGGCATGCGTTCCGATAACCCGGCCCTTCGTCCCAAACGGCTCAAGACCGGTCCGGGATATCGCGCATGGACGCGTGAGGAAATTCAGACCTTCCTGCGGGAAAAGCCGCAGTTTCGGCTGCCCCTTCTGCTTGCGCTAGGTACGGGGCAACGCGGGATCGACCAGATTGCCATGACCTGGAGCGCCTTTGATGGGGACGTGATCGAGGTCGTGCAGGAGAAGACGGGCGCCAAGGTATGGATACCTTGCCATCCCGAACTGAAAATCGTCCTCGAAAGGGAACTGACGCTTCGGACCGCGGATACCATCCTGACACACATACCGGGCAGGCCGTGGGAACTAGGGCAGTTTCAATCCGCTGTCAGTAAGGCCATCCGGTCTGCTGGGCTGAAAGGAATCGTGTGGCATGGCCTGCGGGCGACAGCGGCATCATGGTTGGCGGAAATGGGATGCACGGAACGGGAAATCATGGCGATCACAGGACACACTACGGCCGCATCTGTGAGCGTATATGTGCGTCATGCCGAGCAGAAAACCCGCGCGGTGAATGCCATCGCCAAGCTCTCCAATCGCGCCCTGGAGCAGCGGCAGGAAAAGAGGGGAGTGACTAACATTTCTAAACAGGGGAAAAAAAGTGACTAA